CCTCTCTACCGAAATAGTACACTCTACGGAATATCAATGAGTTAAGATCAATGCTTAATTGAAGTTGAAGAGGGGGGCTTAATTTTTTTTTTTATTTTTATATCTAATTTGGAGATTTTAAAGCGACGTATATTTCCGTCGGCTTTGTTTTGCCCTCTTTCCTTAAGCTGGCAATGCTCTCTTGCTCTAATAGCTGGGCGATGATGCCCCTGTCTTTGTTATATAGCTGATCGCGGTTAATCCCAAAGCGACTTGAAGCGATATTAGACAGATTAGACCTCGTAACACCATCTGGACCTGCATCCTTGATGATATTAAAAACCTTAGTAACATCTCCATGAAACTTCGATTGTGGCAGATGCTCGGCCAAAAAGACAGTAGTCATTTCTAGACACATGTCGACATAACCTTTGGCGAACTCAACATCTTTCGCGTCAATTAATGGAGTCTTCGAGTCAGGTCTTCTTGCTACAGCGCTTATAATCGAGATTTTATCTATTTGCTGTGCGCACCTTTGTAATATGGGGTTTAAAACGCCGTTATTCTTGTCTCTGCCCCTTCTATCGTAGTGGTGCATACATTCTAGCATTAGCTTATCCGCTTGCTCTGTAACGACACATTCTTGCGGTAGTGGGCGGTCTATCTCTGTGATGGGAGTCTTGCATTTTTCTTTTAGGTCGATTTTGAAAAGACCTAGGTCCGTGGCCGGATAAATCTCCTTGTCTTTCGGTACGTCATTCCAAAACTTACAGAAATCTTTGATCGACTGCGGTATAGGTATTTCTTTGGCCCTTCTTATGTCTACCGATTCATCGTCGAAAATATAAAGAAACCTCGCGCCAAAGCCTTGCATGATTTGGTCTACCGTAAAATGCTGTTGAAAAGAGCTTGGAGTGGTGGCAGAAAGGATTGAAACACATGGGTTGAAGCAAGCGCCTATACTTTCTCCCCCTACTTTGAACCCCTTGAAATACCCTATTGAAGATCCCCATACCTCGGTAATCATCTCGGCGATATTTGAACTAAAAGAAGAATGACTCTTAAGCGTTTTAAACAACTTTGATATCTCATCGACCGTGTCTAGCCTTTCTCTTTGTTCGGGGAGGTCATAGACAAAAAGTTTATCCGACCTGTAATGCTCTAGACCTACTAGTCTTTGCATACCGCATTCCAGGAAGATATTCTTTGGCGTCTTTAAGGGGACATCCTTACCTTGACCTGAATCGGTAATTAAAATCTGATAAAGATTCGGAGTGGTTTTATTCAGCTTAACCCGATTGGACAAGATAGTTCCAACGAAGGCCAGTGCCGAGGCCATGGCGAACTTCGGCCTAGGCTTGTTTGATATAGACAATACGTAATCATAGACATCTTTAATAATGCCATGAGGCGCAGGCATTTCTACAACGACCTTTGAAACCGGATTATCTTTCAATTGATTTAATTTTATTTCTATACGCTGGGTATGCTTGACTTCTTTTTGCGAGACCGTCTTAGTGCATGACCTCACCATATTTTCGGCCGCTGATCGTCCTTTGCCTTTATGCCCTTCTGAGTTATCTAAAAAGTATTGGCCGTCTTTATGCCCATGGTGGGCCTCTTGGTCGTACCGTAAGATCTCATCGACGGTTTCATTAAAGCCATCTCCTCTTGATATTTTTGCAAAACAAATACTCAAGAGAGTGTCGTGCCTACCGCTTGAAAGTTTAGAAGATCCATTAAAAAATGTTGCTAAAAATTCAACCGGAATAATCGGTAAATCTTCTTTGTCTATTTCTAGAAGTGACCCTCTTGTCCATATATACGGTTTATTAATAACTGGGTGGATTGATGGCGGTAAAACCGTCTGCGCTCCGGTCGATAAAAGGTCTAATTTTAATTCAGCATTTTTACAGGTTATCTCGCCGTTGTATTTGAAAAATCTAGTTTCACCCCTAGCGCCCTTCTTAACCACGGGAGACTCTGGGCACAATGAAACGCTGCTATCAGAATCAATGTCTAATGCCACTATTCCATTATGCACTCCGGTTAGTAACCCGATGTTACATCCTTGGTGCGTAGAGTAAATATTTTCGTAAGTGTTTAAATCTTTGGGTATTTGCCACTCGGGTAAAATTGGAAATTTTCCATTTAAGGGGATGACAAAGTAAGAATTTTCTATATACTTAGGCGCGTAGAACTCGAACATAAGACACTCCTGTTTTACTGGAATTTTTTGTGTGAAGGGGTCGCCTAAACGGCCCCTTTATTTTTTTAAGGTTTACAATTTGAATCCTAAGATTGTATAAAGTAAACACAAAAAAAGTTTCAGTAATAATTTTATACAGGAGTAAAATTTATGTTCACCACAACCAAGACGGATTCGTCTAATCGTATTACATCAATTATTTTCGGCGAGTCAGGGTCGGGCAAGACAACCTTGATTAGTACACTTCCAGGTAAAACACTTATCTATAATGCTGAAAATGGTCTGTTATCTTTGGCCAGATTTTCTATCGACGTCTACGACGGTACGGTAGATAAAAATGGAAAGAGCTTAAGTAGAGTGCAAAGATTTGAAAAATTAATGCATTTCTTGGCCAATGTATTTCCAGAACTAAATGGCAAATATGACAACCTCGTTTTTGATTCTCTGACAGAGATCGCACAAAATTTAGTCGAGTACCTTAAATCGAAATACGATGAATCTAGCGGTTTTAAAATGTGGGGAGAATATAACGACCGCATGACGGACTTAATTAAAACGCTTAGAGACTATAAAAAATACAATATCATTTTTTTGGCATTAGACTCTATCGACAAAGACGAATCAGGTAGGCGTTTCACCGGCATTGATATCAATGGGAAAATAGCTCATAGATTGCCAGCACTACTTGATGAAGTTTTTTACTTAAAAGTGATGCCCGATGATGAAGGTAAACTGGTTCGTAAAATAATTACATCGGGACACCAAGGGATTATTGCCAAAGACCGCTCGGGAAAATTAGATTTATTTGAACAACCTGATCTTACAAAGATCATAACTAAAATACAGGGAGCACAAAATGCAATCAATTGATCTATCGAAAGTTGAAGTCGCGAATTATTCACCTCTACCAGAGGGGACTTATTCTGTTCAGGTTCAGAAAGCAGAACTTAAGAAAACCAAAGACGGTACAGGCGCTTATATTGAGGCGGAGTGTAACGTGGTCGGCGAAGATTATAAAGGTCGTAAAGTTTGGGCCAGATATAATGTGGTTAACAAGAATCCCAAAGCGGTTGAAATTGGATATCAGCAATTAAAGCAAATGATAGTCGCTTCTGGCACGAATAAAACCATGATCAATGACCCCGCCGATATCGTAGGGCTTGAGTTCAATGTTTATTTAACCATTAAAGAGACTGAATACTCTGACACGAATGAAATTAGAAAATACGGGAAAGCGAACGAGACTCTCAAGTACAAAGCGCGTGTACAAAAAGTTGATAATGTTACCGCTGCGCCAGTACAGGAGATAGATTGTCCATTCTAAGAGGTTATCAAGTAGATTGCATTAGAGAGGTTTTCAGTCAGTTGAAAACTTCTCAACATGCTTTGGCCGTCATGCCCACGGGGTCAGGCAAGACGGTTATTTTCGCGCACATGCTTAAACTTGGGCTTGATTTACACAAGGATAAACTTAAGGCGCTGGTTCTTCTCAACCGAATTAAATTAGTCGATCAGTCTAATGAGAAAATTAAAGAGATAGCCGGGACCGAGGTAGGTATTTATTGCGGGTCGATTGAAAAAAATAACAATTTGCAGATAACCACAGCAAGCATTGATTCAGTTATCAATAACCCAAGTGAGTTCAAAGATTATAATATTGTCATTATTGATGAAGCGCATAACTTCATAGGCGCTAAAAAATACCATGCGTTTATTAAATCACTAGAGGTAAATCCTAAGACAAAATTTTGCTGGTTTACCGCCACTCCGTGGAGGTGTGATTTTATTGATAGCGGGATGATCTATGGTAGCGAAGGCATACCGCTAAACGGTCCAAGTTTTAAGCTTGAGTTAAATTTTCTTATTAAAGAGGGCTATTTAGTCCCGCCTATTTTCAGGTCGGTCAAAGGGAGCTTCAACACTTCTGGGCTTAAGCTCTCGCGAGGTGATTTTAAAGAGCGGGATATTATTAAGCTTACTCAAGATGAAATTATTATTAAATCACAAGTGGAAGATGCATTGTCTCGCATGGTCGACCGCAAGAAAATTATATGGGCGTGCACATGCATCAAACATGCTGAGAAAGTAAGAGAGATGATTGAACTTTATGAACCATGCGATATCGTCCACTCAAAATTAAAGAACTCACAAGAACTAATTAAAGGCTTTGAAATTAATACGACCAGGCATATTACTTCTGTGGTCATGGTGTCAGAGGGGTTTGATTTTCCGCCACTTGATTGTGTAGTTATCATGCGGCCTACTAGATCGCCTAGGTTATATGTTCAGCTAATCGGCAGAGGTTTAAGATTGTTTGAAGGGAAAAGAAACTGTCTAGTCTTGGATTATGGCGGGGCAGTACAGGCGCTAGGAGATCCAAATAATCCAAAGATAAGAACCAAGGGGTCAAGGTCGGAAAGCGTAAGGGCCTGTCTCGAGTGTGATAAATGTGAAGCTGTTATTTTTAAATTCCCTTGCGCAGAATGCGGGCATCAAAGAGAGATAAAACTCATAGACAAAATAGGCCAATTAACAATTTCAGCATATGACAAAGGGCAGACCCCTGTAATGGTGAATAAGAAAGAATTGAAAGTTATAAGTCATTCGATTGATCTTAATTATATAAGCGCCAGTGGCAACGGCTGCAAAGTAATAACCTTTCACACAATGATGATCCCGGTTAAAAAGTATTACATGAAAAAATCATGGCGCTCTATGGAAGAATTTGACAATGATTTTAGATTAATTAGTGGCAATGATCTATCTATCACTGTTCAAAAAAGAGAAGGTTATTGGAGCGTTGTTGAAATAAATAAGATATCAGGAGGGTTAGATGCATCAAGATCACTTGCTAAATGAGATTGTAAACTTGAAAGATCAGATGAAAATAGGCGAACAAGAGATGAGAAGGCTAAGGGCGAAGGACTTAGATATACAGGCGATAAATAATATCCTTGAAGCAAAAAATAAAGACTTCGAGGAGAAAATTGGACTCGCCTTAGTTGAGCTTGAGCGCCTAAGAAAAATTCTGGTTTTTAGATCATGAGACAAGCAGAGGATTTGCCGTGTATAAGTTTCTTCCTTTGTGACGGCGAGGAGTTCGTGAAAGTCCCAGTGAATACTTGGCTGCAATGTATCAGCTCTCTTAATTATTACGGTAATTATGACACTGAAAAATTGTTAGGGGACAGAGGAGCAATCGCTAGGTATGCAATGGCCATGATAAAGCGGGATATTCTTGCAAAAGTAGATTTATGAACAAAGAGCAGATTTACCTTGAGTGGACTAATAAAGATTATGGCATTGATACCAACCCTGGTCATACCCCAGAGATTCAAAATCGGCCGCGTGAAAGTGAAAATTCAATACTTTTTTTAGTCGAGTACCTTTTAGGTCTAGGGATGAAAAGCCAAATTACTTATAAAGAACTCATGTGGTTTAGAACAGCGGTTAAGAAAATTGAATCTTATCGCCTAGACGTAGATGGCAATGAGGTCAAGATAAAGGGCCTGTATGACAGAGGTGGGAAAGAATCTTTATGGAAAGACAAAGAAACCATAAGGCATATAAGCCACGACAATATGACTGCGATTTTCTTTTTTTCTAAATTTTTAAACACTGAGTTTCACTTGGAGATATTTAATTATGGCAAAAAAAACTTCTGGCGATATGATAACCGATCACCTGAAAATCCTAGCTGGAAGCGTTTTTTACATCCCAGGGATCTTATTTCATTTTGCGTTTACGGTGGCACTGGTGCCTATCTTCTTCTTGGCCGCGCTTGCTTACCGTTACTCTCCTCGATTCAAATCTTATCTTGTCTCAAAAAGTACAAAGTAAGGCCGTCACTGGGAGAGTGTTTTCAGCGATTAATCAAAGAGCGTAAATGGCCTAAGCGCATAAAGCATATTCACACAGACGGTAAAATATTGATGGCGATAAGATGCCTATGCACAATGGAAAAATCACTATGGTCAAGGGTTACATTTAAAATATGTTATCGAATTTTAAAGTGGCGCTTTCAGACTGATAGGCCGCTTGAGTATTTAGCTTTTTTATACTTTAAGCATCCAGAACATCCGGTAAAAAAATCATGGGAGGGCATAGATGGAGTCATCAAAACAAGATTTAGCATCTAAGCTTTTTGAGGATATTGAGCAGATTAAAAAAGAAGTCAGTTATATCAAAGACGTTGCTAAATCCATGCAACTATTAATGTCTAAAATTTTAATTGAAATGAAAGAAAAAGATATTGATAAGTGGCAAGTTAAATGACCACTTATTTTATAATTCATTTTTGCTGCATATCTGTTTTTTTAGTGTTGCATACGTTTGAGAGCAAGCGCTTATCCCTGGGTGATTTACTTTTATCAATTTTGTTAGGCCCATTAATGCTTATCTTTATGTCTTTTTTCTACCTGGATATTTACAAAGACAAAGTCATTTTTAAAATAAAGGGCAAGTGATGGATGACCTAGATGCAATAATAAGATTAATAAAGGCATTCAAAAGAGATGATAGGGATATGCCCGACGATGAAACCTGGGTTGCTTGCTGCAAAGAACAAGGTAAAAGCTTGAGAGATTTCAGGTTGCACTTAAGGAATTTTTATTTCTACATATTATCGACAGAAAATTTATTGAAGGAGCTGAAAAAAGAATAATAACGTGCTTTCTATAGCACCAACAAGGAGAACGAAATGAACCTGAATGACTTAACTTATGGGCAGATCAAAGAATTATCTAACTTGATAGGACAAAGAAGCGTGAAAACGCCTTTCATTGCTGGCAAAAACTATTTAATCAGAACTGTAACAATGACAATTAGTGGGCAAGTAAAAGAAGTTTATGAAAACTTTTTAGTAGTGGCCCAAGCTGCCTGGATAGCTGACACCGGCCGCTTTTCTGAAGCTCTAATTGATCAAAATAAATTTAATGAAGTTGAGCCTTTCAAAAACGACTGCATTGTGTCCTTGGGTGCGATTGTGGATGCCACTGAAATTTCAGAACTAGTTACCACAGTTAAATAATGAATGCAGTAATGTTGCGAGCTACTTATTTACCCCGATCATGGTCACGATCACGGACATGGTTACGGGCACGGTCATGGTCACGATCAGAATCAGGGTCATGGCCATGTTCATGGTCGAGGTCAAGATCAGGGTTAAGATTTGAAAGCAGGGCGAAACAATGAACGCAGCAATATTGCGAGCTAATTATTTAATTGTGCCAGGGCTAAAAGGATGGCCAAGATCACAATCATGGTCATGGTTAAGATCACAATCATGGTCATGGTCAAGATCACAATCATGGTCAGGTTCAGGGGCAGTGTCAGGGTCATGTTCATGGTCGAGGTCAAGATCAGGGTTAAGATTTGAAAGCAGGGCGAAACAATGAACGCAGCAATATTGCGAGCTAATTATTTAATTGTGCCAGGGCTAAAAGGATGGTCAAGATCACAATCATGGTCACGGTCAGGGTCACGGTCAAGATTTGGAAGTCAGGTGAAATAATGAATGCTGTAATATTGCGAGCTACTTATTTACCCCAATCATGGTCACGGTCATGGTCACGGTCACGGTCACGGTCATGGTCACGGTCATGGTCAGTTTCACGGTCAGGGTCACGTTCAGGGTCATGGTCATGGTCATGGTCACGGTCAGGGTCGAGGTCATGGTCAGGGTTAAGGTTTGAAAGTAGGGTTAAATAATGAATGCAGTAATGTTCCGAGCTAATTATTTACCACGGTCACGGTCATGGTCACGGTCACGTTCAGGGTCATGGTCATGGTCATGGTCACGGTCATGGTCAGGGTCACGGACATGGTCATGGTCACGGTCATGGTCAGTTTCACGGTCATGGTCACGGTCACGGTCACGGTCATGGTCAGAATCAAGGTTTGAAAGCAGGGTTAAATAATGATTAAAAATAATTCAATCACGTGCCCAGCTTGCGAAGAAGGTCTTTCTAAATGTGATTGCGAGATAAATAATAAGATCAAAATAATTATAGATATCGCCCGAGATAATATGGGTTGGGGTCAAGAGACAACCATAAGATGGCTGAATGAATACTGCGCATCTGTGGGCGGCAAGCCTATTGATATTTTAAGAAACTCAGAAATTAAAGAAGTATTAAAAAAGGTTACCGATGGAAAATTATAATATTAAACGAAAAATATTATTAGAAGAAAGAGATATACCATGGGAAGATCCCATTGACCAAATAAATGCCTTAATTGAATATGAGCAATTTGCTCATGGTCATAAAGAAGATAATTTTAATAAAGATTTAGCTTGGGAAACTATAGAATATATTTTAAATAGTTAGCCGCGTAGCCCCCTGGTATAATAAATTTACCAGGGAAGGTTGTCGCGGCCATGGATGGCCCTTATTCTTTTTTGAGTTTATTGTTATGCACTTTCAAAACGTCTTTAATCTTAAGAAAATGCTCTTTGTGTTTTCTAACTTCATCTTGCAGCCAAAGGACAGAACCATGGTCAGTTTCATTTACTTGATGAGCTGCATCTATTTTATTTTTTATATCAATTAATGATTCCTTAACTGATTTAAGATTTTCTCTACTCGATGAAATATCGCTGGCATGTTCAACTAGTACGCCGTTTAAGTCCGCCATGGTTGAAGATAACTCTTTTCTGAAAGAGATTATTTCTATTTTTAGCAACCTCATTTCTTTACTAATATCTTTAAATGACTCATCTGTTTTCGAGACAAATCGCTTAATCATGAAGATGGATATCCCCGCTAGGCCTAAACTTTCTACAAGTTTTATAAACGTTTCAAACATTAAAAAATGCCTACAAGTTTAGCAACGTCAGCATTGCGCCTGCACTGAAAATGAAAATGACTACCTAGTCCTATGTCATGCCATACCACCGCGCGAGGAGTGCCATCGGCCGAACTTATGGCAGCGATATCTTTAAATTTATCATTGGCCAAAGCTGTGAATTTTTTAATGTGTAAATCGCTCCACCCTACAGAGCGGCCATCAATAGCGCGTCCTTCCGCGTGCGTACTCGAAACTCTACCGGTTACCTCATCCATGATAGACGTTATAGTGGCGGGTAACTCATATTTCTGGGCGTATGCCAGATAAAAAGAAAAGATAATGTATAAGCAAGGATTCAATTTCTCCAAGTCCTTTGGGTTGATGCCATCTTTGAAAGTAAAGTAGAGCTTAATAACTTCTCACTTTGCTATATTCAAGCTCGTGAATGTATTCCATGAGCCTACGAAGGTCTGAGGCGCTTATGCAAGTAAATTGATTAAATTCTGGCTGATCGCATTGCACTATATCTTTTTGCTTATTAGGGAATAAATCATTTTTCTTGATAATGCCAACGGCCTTGAAATCTGAATTATACCAGTCTATGCGCGGTCGTTGCCTATGCTTTTTATTAAGATGAGAGCAATTACTTATCGTCAGGATTATTCCACAGATTATTAAGCCTGCGACTACCTTCCGCCCTGTCATCGAGCTTAAACGCTTCGTCAATTTTCTCAAATGCGCGTTTGATTTCATCGATCTTAGCACCTTGTTTCAGTCTCTCGTTAGCAAGTTTAACCAAAGATATTATTTGTGGTATGAGTTGAATTAGTGTCTTAAGAAGAAGGGGGGACATCTTTCACCTTGATGTTTTCTTTCACTTCTTCGAGAGCCTCTTGCATCTTTTTAGTTTTTGGATTGATTCCTAGTGTTGGTAAAAACATTAATATCTTCGACCAGGAAGAAGCAATTTTACTAATAATTAAATCATCTTTTTTAGACGGTGTAAGCCTCACGGCCGCAGTGGCAAATACAACTAAAGCGCCAAGCATAGTGAGAGAGACTTGAATCCACTCTGGCATGTTACCCATAATGGCAGAAATCTTTACTAATAATTCAGGTGAATTTTCCATAGGACTCCTTTAAATTACGTTATATTTCTCAACGCTATATGTTCCTAGATCACTAAGCATATTACTGCTAGGTGGAACCCAAATAAACCCGCTGGCCTCTTTCAAGAATTGGATAACATGGGTGAATGTCCCGCCTGTGCAATCAACGCTTACAATAACTCCCTCGGGCACAGTATGATAGCGAGTGCCCGAAGTGCTATAAGATGCTGCGGTATAAGTTACAATTGAACCAGTGGCCGGATTAATGACATTATATTTTATATTTAAAACGGGAGCGCCACCTACTAATGTAAATTGAATTTTAATTATCCTTGCGCCAGCGTGTGTAGATGATGCATTACCTATCACCGTTGCTGGTGAGATAGATGAAACGCCCACTCCTGATAAGTCCAATAGCTGAAAAGGATAGACTCCGCCATAATTAAAGGTAGGATGATGCGGGGTTACCCTAGCATACTGGCTAGAGTTTAAAGTTGTTAACCCAGAATTTATTGATGATGATGCTGGGTTCTGATTCCACGGTAAAAACATAAAAAAACTCCTTAAGCTGGTTCACCTAAAATTAAAACTTGAACTCTTCTTTGTCCCACTTGGATGCTAGTGATGTCTATTGTTATGTATTCACCCTCATTTACAAGTGTTTGCGAAAATAATTGGTTAGAACTAATAGCATTGTTGCCGGCCGAAAAACTTAATAACGGTCTTGTGGTCATATAGGAAACCAACGACGCATGGCTTGCTCCGACCTTTAAATCCATTTCTAGGTTTCCAGAGGTACCGGCCGTAACTTGTGTTACTTCAAAGGTTATTAAATTAAAATCAAGGGGCGCTCTAAAGGATATAACTTCGGTCAATGCTGTTGTTCCCGCGTACTGACTTAACCCTAGAAATATCTCATCGATGACAACTATTTTTTGAGTAACGGCTTCAATCGCTGTCTGCCTAGTGTCTAGATCATCCAGGTCATCTTTAACAAGCAGCCATAGTTCGCGCTTAATTGCACGGCCAACGGTTATAAATGAGTTTGCTATGGATATAAACGCCATGATTTACCCTATTAGATTCAACCTGTAAGTTGCCTGTAAATTATCTATCAATTCGTCACTATCTGTAATGTAACCATTCATAATTCTTTCATCGCCAGCAAGCGAAAAGTCTAAGGATGAATTAGCTGCAACATTGGCGGTCCGATTCCAAATGTTACCCAGGTCATCTGCTTCAATGGTAACTGATGAATCATCCTTGTCCACTCCCGAGATTATACATATTTTGCGCTTATCAAGTCCATCTAGTTGACTTCCAAAGCGCCCAAATAGTCTATCGAATTTAACAAGTAACTTGTCATTGATGCTCTTGGATGCGTATTTAATCGGTGCCTTTATAACAATAATGCTTTGAGAGACTTCATTGATATAACTCTTTCGCTGGATCATTGTCTCTGCATCCTGGGTGTACCATAAATATATGTCCATCTCCTCAAAGGCCGTGCTTTCAATTATTTTATTTACTATATCATTAGTGTATTCGATAACACTGGCCGACTTCTCGCCTGTAAACCTATCGGCGTCTTGATGCTTGTAACTTGCAATCAGATTTTTAACTATATTCTTAGAGGTAGAATTAATTGACCAACTGATAATGTCTGAATCTGTAATGACTTCAGACGGGAGAGTGTCCGGCTTGTCAGGGCTTAAAATATTATATTCTATTTCAAAATTAGTATTGTAGTGCAAGCTTCCAAATACGGTTTTATTTATTTTCTCAAATACTTCTTGTAGTTGCGGCATCTTGCTATTGAACTCAAAAGGTATGGCCAAGCTCATAAGTTGCGGGGCCATCTCATTAGCAAGCTCAAAGGAGTCTTGATTTAATTCATTAATAACACCGGATTGCTCCATGAGGTTCTGAACTATCTGCGAGGCGGTCTTTAAATGAATGCCAGAAGGAGTGCCATCATCCGTGGCACCAAAACATTCGACCGTTATTATTGTGTCGTCACCTATGCCAGAGATGCTTTTGTGTTTTGTCTCGCCCGCGTACGCGCCCACGAATGGGACTCTAAGTGTTATAGTGTTAAGTGCCTGGTCAATTTTTAATATCTCATACCAAATTTGGAGTGAAACACTATTAGGCCTCACCCAGTCTCTTGCCTTAAAGTTTGTAGCAACTTCAATACCTGTGAATGCTACCGTCCTGGAACCATTGGTAAAGGTTGCATTACCGCCAAGGTTTAACTCTGTAGATATATTAAACTCTGCTAGTGGATTCATGATAAGTTTACAGCCAGTGGTTAAATTATTTACCGTGTAATCTCTATCTATAATATATTCAAGTCCGTTACCAAAAACCCTTTGAACTGGATTTTTCGAAACGATTGCTCCTATAGCGGGATCGACGGTTAATGTTTGAGTTGTAGTAATAACGTTATCAGTGGACACCCTTCTTATTTCTCTGGTGAACGATCCGATAGAGACAAAATCCCCAGCGGTAAAATCTTGAGCGTTTGCAAGTCTGAATCTATTTCTCTGAATGACTTCTGTAATCGTGCTAGACGCTTGCTTGAGCGCATGGCCAGAAATTAAAAAATCGGTATTTCTACCAGTCCTTATTGATTTAACAATGGGAGTAATAATCATGCTAGCGGATATAATAGGGACATCAATTACTTCAGAGACTGTAAAAGACGTGTCGCTAGTTATGTCTTGGACTTTGTATTTGTCCTCGCCAAATAAAACCTCATCCTCAAAACTTAATTCATTTAATAAAGATGAGGCCACGCCTGTTACAGTAGTGCCGCCTACCTCGGCGGTGAATGTTCCAGAGGCATTAAACCCAATAAGTGTTTGATTTAAAGAAATAGCTCTTAGCCCGGTTACCCTCCCGTAAACTCTACGTTTGGCATTACCTAGATAAGTTGCGGCCAACTCACCGTCAGCCTCTGTGAATACTTCCGACTCAACATTCTCTTTCAAGACATCCAAGAAATCTTTAATGGTTAAGCCTATGTCATTTCCACTAATAGACTTATCTTCAACCCTTCCGTCAAAATATATTCTTTTTTCAGAATATGCTAGTTGTGGAAAATGAGAATAAACGCGGCATCTCTTATTTTCCCAGTATAGAAGATCGTAATTTTCTAAAAAGAAATCTTCTAAAATGAAGGTTAGTTTACTTGATGAACTTAACGATATTCCTACTTGATCAACGTGATCTAACTTGTGGGAGAATCTCGAGGTGCCCTTTATGATGGGGTAATATTCTATTTCTTTTTCATCGGTGTCATCTATAGGACCTATAAATGGAAAACTTGAAAAGCCTATACGGTAGAAAGCTATAGTTAGATCTAGTGATGGGTCAATGTTCCCGTTCGCCCAGTAGTATAAAGTTTTTGTTGATCCTTCAAAGAAGAATTTTCCAGCGGCGTTTACGCTTGCAAGTGTAGTTACTTTAATTGCCTCGGTAGTGTCTTGCTTGATTCGTATGACATAAAACGGGACAACTTTTTTCCATACGTTCCCTGCGTGATTGGTCCATTCTAAAATTCTCTGGGCTGGTTCTATATGGGCAAGTAAACCTTTCTCGGAGCTTGGGTTTTCAATAAGCTCGGAGTATGTAAATGTCATTAAATGACCTTAAGTCTCGCGGCCGCGCGTAGTGCCCTGACTTCATCTGGACATGCCACGCCTGAATCCATCTCTCTAATGATAAGCCAGTCGGTTGATTCTAAATATTGTTTACCTTCTCTATTTAATGAGTGGGCCAAATCCATTGCTGTTTTAGCAAATTGCAAACTTGATAATTGAATGCCCGATAGGTTGCCATTGGTGTAAGTATATTTATAAAGTCCAGTTTCCATGTCTATCAATATTTGGTCATCTACTTCTATGTTAAAATCATCATGAGAATAATAATCGTGACCTTTAATAATTCCATTTTCAACTTTAATAAACATAACATCCCCTAGTATGCCCAAGTGGGCTTGGCGTTTAATTCAACGTCACCAGAAACTCTAAACGTTAAAATATTATTAGCAGAAAACGCGCCAAATAAAGTATTTGTATTATTTACGGCCGCAGAATGACCAATGTTGGCGTCACTAGTTAAATTATCGGCGGACATTGATAAAGCTTGATTGTCGTTTGAGATATTTTTAAAAACTATTCCAATTATAGTTACTGTTAAATCGGCGATATTGGCCCCAGAAGCTCTTGTCATCGTAATGTTAAATCTCATCCGCCATGCGCCGTCTTGCATCTGATAAGGAATAAATCTGGCCCTAGCAACGGTGCATGAGGGTGCCGTAGTTGTGGGGGAGATCCCTGAATTATAATTTGTGCCTGATAAATATTGCTTTAATCCGTACGATGTCGCCTGAACATCCGTCATAGCTGTTGGCGCAGTAAACCCGCTAACGGTAGTCCACGTCGGCGCGGCCGTACCGCCGGAGCTTGTTAAAAGTTGTCCATTGCTTCCATTCGCAAGTCTGGCCGGTGTGCCAGAGGCTCCGCCGTAAATAACATCCCCGCCGGTCGTCATAGGGTTAGCCATTCCGCCCAGGTCGCCCGCAATAATTGCAGCGTCTAGTCTCTTGTTTAAGCTGTTTGCTGTTACATAAATTTTTGTATCATTTATAAGTTGTGAAGCTGTACCGCCCGCGCCTGTTATGTCTGCCTCTGTTTTTACATCTTCATTTTGTAATTTTCTAGACATGTTAATCCTTTTTTATGTAACGAAAAACAATAGACTTAGTATTGGCCGGGGCAGTCGAGAAAGTTACAGTTGCTCCAGAAAGTGAAAAATCGGTCGTAGGCGTTTGGAATAAACCATTTAAATACACCCATAGAGCGTGAATCCCTATGGGTGTATTAGTTAAATTAAAGGCAGTAGTTGAACCATTACCAGTTGCGGTATTGGTTTTAAATTCTGTCTCAAGTAAATATTTACCTAGAACCTTGCTCATTAATACTCGTAGTTAACAATTAGTTTATCACCACTGGCCAGGACAGAGGCCAAAGTGCCCGCGAAAGTAACTCGAGTCACACTGGAAACAACTGACAAGGTATAATCAGCGGTAGGTTCTTGTAATGGTCCACCGACCGGAGTCACCTGAACACTTCCAGCAAGAGCTTCTTGAGCAAGTGCCTTGTAACCGTTACTAATATCAGTGCCATTAAGAGTCAAAACTTCTTGTCCTTGTGAGGCTCCAGTAGCTGCACTAATTGCTGTATAGATTGCTTCGATCTCATCTCGGACAGAATTTTTTGAAGGTGCAACGTTTACAACTGCGTTCCATGAAGTTGCATCATACGCAACGTCACTTACCGCGGCCGTTCTAGCGCGGGTGTCTGTAAAATAAAGGTTGGTTGCTTCTGAAATATCATCGGTGTCTAGAACAACGACACCGGTTTGACTATTTACTGATGCAACAGTGTTCGAGTTTAAACTTTTTTCCCAAATTGATCCGCTATAGATAACAAAATCACCAACGGCAAAAGTGATGTTTCCTGCGCCAAAATTTACAGTTCCAATATCAGTAGCTCTGTAAACATCGCCCGCGCTTCCAGTGCCGTTTGCAAGTGTGGGAGTATTAGTAGATGCAACCCAGTTACCTTGATATTCCATAACCGAGTTAGGCAATTGAGCGGCCGGGATCTTACCGCCACCGTCAAGTGATGCTAGTCCGTTATTTACGCCTTTGTCTGCGGCCGTTTGAACTTTGTCTGAACCAACGTAAGGTGCGGCCGAAAATTCGATCAGGTCAGAGGCATTGACCTTTGCGATGTTAACATCTGCACTGTCTGCAGCATTGCGGCCTCTTAGGTACTGTTGATTGTCTAGTCTGATTTTTGCACCAGTAACCGCGTCCGATTCTAGAAACTTTGTTTTGATCTGTGCCATTTTGCAACTCCTTATGCGCTAATATATGTTATTCTTAACTTGTCACCTGATAATAAAATTCCATCCAATGCTAGTCCATTCCATGATAACTGGACACCGGACACGATAAAGTCTACCGAATATTCTTGGCTTGATCCACCGATAATGTCTAGTAAAACATCTGAAGGAACGCTCGGCGCGTTTGAAATTGTCACGAACTTATTAGTTATGTTTGTGTTGTTCAACACTGGGTATTCAACATTCCAAGTACCACTGGCCGCAGCACTGGCGATTGTACCGCTGTGAAAATACCAAATAATGAGTTCTTGACCAAATGCTGGCGCAATTGTCATCGTGATAGTTGCGCCGGCAAGTGAGAAATCAGAAGATTTAAGCATTAATCCATCGAGAGAAATAAGTAAATGTTGATCTGATAATGGCAAAAAGCTTAAACTGAACGCCGTATTTGAATTATTTATTAGGCCGGTGGGCGCTTCTCTTATTGCATCCGATAAACCTATGCTAGTCGTGGGGTCTGTTGCACTAGAGAATCCATCAAAGAAATCTATTATTCTCATCTAACCCTCTTAGTCCAGTTCCATAATTGATAGCCAAACGGATTTAATAAGACACTCGCGGGCAATCCGTCAAGATCGTTAGGAAGGTCTTCATGCGGCTTTACCCAACCGATATAACTATTATTGATAAAAGAATAGCCGCTTATGCCTGATAACTCCATCGACCATTCAGTGCCTTCTTCTATCGCGCTAGGAGTTTGTAAATCAAACTTAACCCAGCCGTGCCAGTGCGGGTGATTGGTCGCCAGGGACAAATCAATCTGTGCTTTAATACTGGCGATGCTTTGTGTTATCGTTTTAAATGTTGTCGAGTTTTTTACTAGGTTTAATTGCAAGCTTCCAGTTAATGAAGGTGTATTAAATCCAACTAACCAAAGCCTTACAGAGTTTAATCTTAACCTTTCGCCGCCTCTGACGGTGTCTACTTGTACGAGTGTAGATGATTTTAATTCTTCAATTAGCAACTTAGTCATTCTTCTATCTCAAACGATAAGTCATAGAGGGAAAAAACGTTGTTAACTAGCTCTGGGATATCTTTAAAATATCCATAGACATAAAACCTATGTTTATTGTCGCTGAATAACTCATCTTCATCTATTACTAGCCAAGCAGGGGCAGATATCCCGCAATAATTATACATGCCCATAAGGTTGGCCATTTCAATCTTGCTTAAATATTTAAAGTTTGCTCTTATGCCAATTGTCTTGTTGATTACATCAATAAATCTTTCGCCGTACCGATTTTTGACAACCTTAGAGTTATCGTCTGACTTCAATCTCCACCCAAAATTGATATTTCTATCGTTAAGCGGGTTGATAATTAGTTCTTTACCTATGAAAACCTTACCTAGCTCAACATAGTCACCACCGGTATTAGAGCAAGTGATTCTCCAAAACCGATAACTCTCCTCTGGGAATGACACTATCCCATTGCTGAATGTCTCATCCGGAGTGAGCGTTGTAAAAAAAGCGGGGCCTGTCCACACGTTGGTTGCGTTTGCCTCAACGGTGATATTTCCTGAAAAGCCTAAGCCTTCCGGCCCCGCTTGGATCAGTACGCTCGAGACTGCTTCGGTAGTGATAAAATCAAAAACCACAGCAAGGTCTACAATGCCCTCTGACGTTCTAAATATTTTTGTTTTTCTTGGATCTTTAAGATTGCTAGCGGGAAAAAAAGCATCCTCATTTACCGCAGAAATTAAAGTGGTTGATTGTGTAACCAAATTAAAATAAAAGAATTTGGCTGCACAGCATGTCATGCTAGTTTAAACCCATTTTGTATTTGGTTTCTAGTTGCCCTGGCGATTTCTCTGCCATCAATCTGTATAACAATGGGCTGGCTTAATATCTGCGCCAGGATATTGTCATTTCCATTGGATAATTTAGTTGCGAGAGTATCTTGTTGCGCTTCATTCAAAACAACTTCCCCAGGGTTTAAGTTTGCTTGAACGTTATCGCCTGTCCTAGGTACGCCTGGGACACTAGGAACAATTCCACCTTGAGCGAATGATGGTAGTTGTTGTGATGCAATCTTAGCAACGTTTGCCGCCGCCGCCGCGCCAACCAGTGCCGCCAATGGAAATCCAAATGGCGCGGGATAGAACGCATAAGTTTTATTTACTGCTTCGATCCCTGATATTGTCGCATTGCTGATTGCAGCCGCCTTACCGATTGCAAACAAGGTTTTATTTGTGCTAGCGGTAAGTCCTGCTATTAAGCCTAGGGTTGATTGAACTTGCGCCACTCGCTGCTTATTAGTGGCAGTCTCCCAATTAAGGGTCCCAGTAATAGTTTGTTGTTCGGCCTTTCCTCTGGCCTCTGATAATTTTTTTATGGCCTCGTTATGTTTCCCTTGCGCCTCGAGATCCTTTGATTGCTGTAAGGCCTTTAATGCTTCTTCTTGCCCTAGATTATCTGCTAAGAATTGAAAATTTTCGTCTGCTTCTAATTGACTAGCTTCAAGTTTTAATAGCCTTTGCTCTTCATTAAAAACATTTAAAGACTCTTGTAATAGCTGCGCGTTTGATAGTCTCTTATTAGACGCCTCTATATCCGCAGCGTTTTTATCGCTTAAGGATTGAAGGAATGCATCTTTATCTTCACCGTATAATTCTTTTTGCTTGTTAACTTGCTCTTGAATTATATCGGTAACCAAGCGCGAGAAATCACCCACTTTGGATGCGGCGTCGCTTAATGGCCCTGTCTGGTCAAACGCCTTGCCGATATCCTTAGTGTCCTTGATTATACTATCTTTTAAAGTTTCTGATATATCGCTTATCACTGTTACATTTTCACCAAATACATTGGCCAATAATGGGAATCTTTCTGTTAAAGCATTGATAGCTTTTTCAACTAGTAGAAGTCCTCCTATACTGAGGAGAGCAAAGGCTTGTACCGCCACTGAAATAACTTTAAACGCAATCTGAAATGCTCTTGCAAAGACGTCCAGCGTTTCAATTGTTATCTCGAAGGCCGTAATCAATATCTTAATGCCTGAAAGTAAAACATCTACACCCTTAGTAATGAAGTCATTGATAGCAAATGCATTGTTTTTTATAATGTTTTGTAAAAATAAAAAAACTTTATTTAAACCCGACACGGCCCCGATGACGGCCGCATTATTAGTTGCAATTAAACCCAGTGATTTTCCCGTGTCGCCCATTGTGTTATTTAATCGCAGAAGTCCACCACTGAACGTCCTGACGGCCGCTTCCGATGATCCACCAAACTTTTTTTCCAAAGCATTGAGAGCGTTGGCGAAAGTTTCGGTATTAGTTTTACCTGTTTGGATTATAACGCCGTACCTGGAAAAAGATGCAACATTACCGGCCGCAGCTTTTCCCACTAATGTTGATGCTGAACTTAGGTCAATACCCAGAGCACTTGATAAATCTAAGGCCGCTTTGGTTGCTCTTTTTAATCCATCACTATCTAGTTTACCTAGAGATTGGATAAGCGCAGCGTTCTGGAGAATAACTTCATCACCGAACTTAGTCGTTTCTTGTAGCCTTGATGCAAAATCTTGAAAGCCCTTGCTAGTCTCTTTAGAAAATATACCGGCCTGTGCAAGTGAAATATTTAGCGCGTTTACTGCATCTTCTTGCGCCTGGGCGGCCGTAATGAACCCTTTAATTTCTCCGATGGCAGATTTAAAGCCGCTAACAATTAAGCCTAGCCCTTTAATTGCAAGCGCAGAGGCAAAATTACCTCCGGCTATCTTTAAGATGTCACCAAAATCAGTGGCCTCTTTTTTAGCCTTTTGGATTTTTTTAGTTAAGGTGTCTTTACCCGCGAGAATATCATAAATTAGTTTTCCGTCTGCCATCTATTTCTTCCATTAAGCTAATATACAAGAGTGCTTTGTCCCATTCTATGTCATTGATGTCTGTCTTAAATCCCATCTCAGACAATTTTCTAAAAACCAAGTACTCTTCTATTTCGTCTTGCATCTCAAAAACCGCATCAAGCTTTTCTTTATCTATCAACTTCTCTACATCGGAGCGTTTTGTTCTCTTGGTGTAGACAGTTACCGCGTCAACTAAGCACCCTTTTTTTTAAGTAATGCACCCATCTTACCCAGGAACTCTCCTGATATTTCGATGAGCAACTCTGCAGCTTCTTCTATTTCGAATAATTCTTTGTATTCTAGTTTCATGTCGGTAGTGTCGAATAGAAACCCCATCTCCTCGATAGTTGCAGAGATATATTCTTCGGCCGAAGCATTAGTCTCAACCTTCTTTTTAATACGTCCCATGAGGCGCATGGCCTCAGGCGTATTAGGTTGCTTGTACTTAATTATACCCTTAGAGGTTTTTATTTCTTTCATCATACAAAATTTACGTAGACATCTTTCAGCGTAGAAGTCACATAACCCTTTATGGCCACTTCAACCACTACGATGTCATCTCCAGAGATATTATGTTGTGTTACTGTTGCGTTCGATAAATAGATATTCCCGCACTTCCCAGGAACCCAGTTGCCGCCTGACTTTGGACCTAAATTTAACATTGCTGATAAACTTTTATTTTGCTTTAACTTATCAAATATTTTTACATCAAATTTAGATAACAATAACGTGGTCGTCATTGTTACCTCGCGAGATAGAATGATTTTTTCCTTAACTCCGCTCTCTTCGCAAATACAATCGACATCTTCGGCCGGTGTAGATATCGTGATAGCAACCTCTTGAGCGCATACGCATAGATTATCTGATTGATCACCTAAAAAAAGCTCAACATTTTTAGCAATTAAATTAGTTGAACCGTCATAAGTTGGCGTATACGGTGCAGTCAAAACTTGCGCATTATCACTTGCATAGCTAGTCGCGCCAGTGTCGTCAGATGCAACGACAAAGCCTATTTTATCTCCAACCGTGTTGGCAGTATTAGCGCCTGAACTCCAGAGCAATGACAAGACCGCGCTTGTAGAACTAGAAATTGTGAACTTACCATTTGAACTTGAGTATGAAACCGAATGAGTTTCAGTTGTGCCAGAGCTGTTCATTGCAGCGGCCAAAGCTTCGGCCACTTCTATAGGTGAGGCGTATAGTCCGGCCTTAATAAGTACCGCCCAGGTGCCATCATCATCGGTAAAATCTAAATATCTATCGGTAGATAAGATCTCGATAGGATCAAAAAAGTATTTAGCGCCTGAATAAGTGAATTCAATTTCAGCTTGTCCGCCGCTTGAAGCAGATAATGTAATGCTCGAAGTCCTTGCACCTGCCGCAACTTGAATGGCCCCGCCGTTACCATTATAAAGCCAAGCAGTATATGAGGGATGTCCGCTAGCGGCAGGCTTGTAAAGAATCGCTTTACCTAGATTGACACCCGACAAAGGAGCAACTGTTAAGGCAAAGTCTAAGGTTAATGCGTCACTTGAAATTGATTTAATATTTCTAATTGAAAAACCGTTAACAGAATCTTTAATGAGAAGTGCTTGTCCTACTTCAAAAAGTGAACCCTCTCCAACACCCACGTTCAAAACTGTAGTGGTTGAACCGGCAGCAGTGTCGTACTCGGTGGCGTTAACAGTCTTTCCGCCTAGTGATGATTCGTACAAAAGTCCGACTTCTGGTTCCTGTCCTTCCACTTCTGAATGCTTAAAATAAGCACCGTGAGTGCCATTAGCAGATTCTTTTCCGCTCAATGATTTTGCGCTCCCGATATCATTTACAAGCTCATCTGAAACAAGCTCTTCGACCGTAAACTCCATTGAGAAACCCGATTTAAGCGGGATGAAATCAGCACCACTTGTTGGCGCAACATAGCTTCCAGAAGTTACTTCTCTCTTAATCGCAAAGACTGATCCGCGTTGTAAAATTGTTGTACTGGCCATTTTATTTTCCCCTTTAACTTATTATGTCTGAAACTTTTACCGTTATATTTATACTTAAACTTAAAAACTTATATTTCTCCCCGAAGATCGTAGAGATAGGACCAGTACCAGAGATGTCTAGTTGATCAATCTTATCGGCTATCCCTAGCTCATCTAGTTTGTAAAATTCTAGCTGAACAGTCCTAGCATCTTCAAGCAAAGATTTAACCGAAAAATCAAAGCCATCTTCCTTAGTGTCTATTGTAAACATCTCTCTGGTTAAAACAATCTCAAATGATCTTTCTAATTGGAGATGGCAGAAACTAAGCTCTGTCCTCGAACCGTCGCCAACGGAAACGCCCCAGCTATCTTTCAATAGTCTATCGGGGTTATCTTGCAGAGAATAAGGATTAGGGATGCGTGGCTTGTTAGGAAACAGTTCTACCATTTTAGAAATAATAGCATCGTAAACGTCGCTGATTTCGCTCATCGGCTTAAATATCCTTGTCTAGAACCCTTCTCTTTATCGTCTAAAATAGCATCATTGTTTGAGTCGATCCTGTAAATGGAGCTGTCTAGTCTGGCCTTATATTCTTCTTTGGCACTGGAAACGTTATCGCTATAGTCATCGCCAAGGGAAGTAAAAATCATCTGCGCGACACGGCTTACAGACGCTAGGCTGTAAACCTCTTTGTCTAGTATTTGCGTTGTGTTTGTTATAATGCCCTGGCGCTTTAAGTCCTTAATTAACAAATCGGCCGCCTTCACATGCTGCTCTTCCCAGTCAATTTTTCCGGCCTCAAAACAAGTCTTGAGACTAGTCGAATTAAATTGTGGATATTCTGAATAAAGATCCTCATCATCTGAAAATAAATGTCCAACCCAGTTTATTTTAATATTACTGGTAAGAGTTTGACTGAAGCTTATTCTCGCCCAGTAGAGATCATAAATGACTACACCTTCTAGACCTGACACTACTTGATTCTGAAAATTAGTATGCGACTTACTCCAATTGTGATTTTTATTAGGCACAAATGAAACAAAGCCCGAAGAAGACAATGCGCTAGTCTCATCGATAACTTCTATCATCGATATCCACTCTTTGTTTCTCCAGTATTCTACGGCCATACTTGCGGACACGGCATTGACCACGTCGCCCATTTTGAAATAAAAATGGTTGAAAGGTGCATCACTTCCTAGGTATAAATAATCGCCAGAGATATAAGAAAGAGTGGCCTGCCCCGATTTATACTTCTCAAACTCTTTGGTTAAATCATTTAGTACACCGGATAATTTAACTATTGCTCGCATAATACTTTCCCATGAATTGTTTTGCTTTAATAATGTCCCACCTTTTCGGGTCGTCGTCTAGCTTGATCCCTTGTGATCTTAAAACATGCCCTACCAGAGAGGAGCATATAAAACCCTTACTGGGTAATAGCGCGCTTATCGTAATGCCAAAAAAGCGGAATAGGTGAAAAAATAAAGAACGTAAACTATAGCCAGAGTTAAGGTTATCAATGCAGTACCTAAATATCTCGCCGATTGACTCAATTTCAACCATAAACGACTTATCAATCTCATATTTTCTCATAAAGTAATCGTGATTCTCAAAATTAACACCGATTGCAGAGGCGTGATAGATGAGAGTTCTTTCCCAACTAGTATTTATTACTATGGCCACGTGGGAGGATTTATCTTTTTGCAAAAACCTGATCAGTATACTCAATGGATTAAATGTTTTTCTATGGACAAAATACACGTAAATCTTTGTCATACTATCTCATGCAGCGTAAAGTTTACGCCTATATGTTTTTCAGTCTCGCCGTTATTAAAATAAGTTAACTCTATTTTCATATTTTGAATTAAGTCAGCATCATAATTAGACTCATCTTTATAGAAACCGTCAGGCATCTCCACATTAAAACCAAACTGATTTAGCATGTAATTAGGTATAGTAGATAAGGTGCCTTGAGGAGTGTCGTATACTTTCAGATTGACCGTGTCGCCGTAATAACAACCAACAACCTCGACGATATTTATCTTGCAAGAAACATAAGGGATTACTAGTTCTATTGTACCGCTTGAGTTGGCGGCGATTGAGGCAGAGGCACCGTGTTTTCTTCTATAAATTTTAAACCCACCACCTAGCACCTTCTTAGAAAATGGATTCGTGCCCGAGATTCTGAAATTAGACTTTGACTTAAAACTAGATTCAAAGTCTAACTTGTCGCTATCGTTTTGTGCTTGTGTATAACCCGATTCTATCACCTCGGGCGGGACGATGGCTTTATAAATTACGCAAACGTAAACCTCTGGCGTGTCATAGCCCCATACAAAATACTTATCAGAAAATTCTTCATATTGATGAACTAGCTCTTTCTTAGACTTAAACGCTTTCCAGTCTGTCCATTTTAATTCTCTTTGAGTATAGCTAGGCGATAAGGAAATCATTTTTAAATCCTAAGGTTCAAAGAAATCAAAAGATGCTCTGTAAGTTGATGCTGAACTAGTCTCGGGCCTAACGTATACAGAAATAAACGCCGGGCCATCTATTTTTAAAGGAGAAATCAGAGGTATTTTTATTGTGCTAGATTGTCCATATACCCTGATAAAATCACTTATCTGTCTATCTACAGCGTTGGCAACTTGGAGTAATTTTGCATTTATTGTAAATAATCCACCACCGCCGACAACTGTGTTGGAATGCCCACCGGAGAATCCTGTAATGTTTATTGTCTTACCAGTCGGAACATAATGATGGGCCCATAAAGTCTGATTGTCTCCGGCCGCGATTGTCCCGATAGTCGCGCCGCCGCCGGCCGTTGCTGCTTTAAGTGTTAAGGTGCCCGCGTTTGAATTGCCAGAACCAACGGTCAAGACCTGGATTCTTTCGATAAAACAAATATTAGAGACCGAAGTGTTCACGTAACTTGTACCGTTTAAAGTTACGGTTGTTTCGTATGGGCCTAAGCTATTTTGATCTAGATAAACTATTTTAATAGTCCTTGCGCCTGTACCCGCTGAACTATCGCTAGCACTTGAAGATGCTATTGACCTGGTAGCGTTAACCGATTGTGCGGCGTACGCCGTGCTATTTACTAAAACCTGTGAAGTGCTTGAGGTCGCGATAGTGCCAAAACTAAAGGCCGCATTAAATCCAGTAAGAGCAGTTACTATTAAATTGCCATCTTCATCACCTGCTAGATTGACATAACTTCCCGATGGAGTCTTGACTGTCACAACGGATTTAACTAGCTCTGCATCCTCATCGCCCGCGATTGCTTCTTCTACTTTATGGGATGAGTTTTTGATTCCAACATAATGTAATATTGATTGCAACCTAAAAAAGCTTTGAGCGGTAGCGCCGTTTATAAAAACTACTCTAAAGAATTTAGCAGCAACACCTTCTGTTACTATAAAACCAGTATTCGCAACAGTGTTAAACACGTCCTGGTAATCAGTATTTATTCCATCGGTTGAAAATTCAATCTTAAGTCCACTTGCTGCGCTGTCATGGCTTGCGTTCATAACTATTGAAATAGTTGAGAACGTGAAACACTCTTCCCATTCGCCGGTAAAAGTAGCATTACTACCAAGTGTTGAACTCGTAGAGTTGCTAGTCGAGACAATATTCTTAAGGTCTTCGTCAGAGTTAGAAATGCCCATTATTTTCTGACCTTTTTATTATCTTCTACTTTCTCGTCTACAATGCTTTTCAACCAGGAAAAACAGGCCCCGAAAATTAAGCAATCGAGGCCTGTTAGTTTATCGACAAGAATTTTATCTGATGCCATTATCTTAAGGAGGAAATCTGCATTTTTTTTGTCCTTGTCGCTAAACATCAAAACTCCAATTAAGCAGCTTGTAAAATTCTGCAATCTACAGAACCAGATTCACTGATAGCGAAAGGAGCAACTCCAGAATCCCACTTGAAAGATGCAGAGCTTCCAGCTTGCAACATTAATCCACTAGCAACTGTAACAGTGTTGTCCTGTCCGATATAAATCTTTTTGTTGCCAAGGTTCTGGATAGTGATTTCTCTACGGCCACTTAGTACAGAGGCAACCAAAGCGGTAGCAGTAGCGGCAATAGAAACAGCGACAGAGCTAACAGCACTGGCAGAATCATTTACCGCAATGTTACCTAGATTCTTACTTCTAATTCTATCAAAGGTAGTGCCGTTGAATAACATTCCGAAGCTCATGATATCCATTCCATGAACGTTAGCGGCCACGACAGAATCTGAAGATGCTACGCCACCCGTAGAGCGGAAAGTCTGATCAGTCTCATCAGGAGTTGCGCCGCGTACGTGAGAAATTAAACCAACATTGTCAGGCGCTAAATTTGTGACTCCATCATAAATACCGTCTAGCAATACAGAGATAGAATTGACCATGTTCACGTCAAGAGATTGCTTACCGCCGACTAGCGTTGATGTCAGCGCCGTACCCGCAGCATCATAAAGAAAAGATGCGACCTGATCACTGTTAGGCAAGTCCGCCGAAAAATACTTGTTTTGTCCCTTAGATAAACTCATTCGTTCTCCTTGTTGTTAGTACCACTCAATTATTTCGAGAACATCACTATCGGACGTTTCCAATATAATTGTTAATCCAACAACTAGATTCAATTGATCTTCACTCCACATCATTCTAGGCCCTATGGTCTTGTAACTTCCACCGCTTGTTTTCCTCAACTTGATAACCGAACTTCCACGAGTTACAATCTCGAATCTTTTTGTGCCCGCTGTGATGTTCACAGATATCTCTGTGTTAGCAACGGTGATAATATTTCTTATATCAAAATCGTCTATCTCCGAGATAATTACTTCCAGAGGCCCGTCGATAGTTAAGCTATTTAATACCCTGTAGGCTACTTTGCCATCCGTTGTCCTGGCAAAAACTTGATCTTCTTTCTCTCTCACGCTTAAATCTTCAAACGTGATAGCGCTATATGTTTTGGTCGTCACTGGGCACCTACGCGAAGGTTGGTGTCAATAAACTCAAAGCTTCTTATGAATTGTAAGTCTGCATAAAAAAAGCATATCCATTGCTCATTGTCTTTTTGGAAGTCAAAGTATTCAAACTGAACGTCGTTGATAATATTATTTTTATAACAGATTAAAGATAAATCTTTTGGTGTACTCGCCCTGATGGCCAAAGGGATCTTGTTGACGTTTTTTTGGGCGCTCATTTTTTCCCATTAAAAAAAGGAAGGGGGAGATATAAATACCTCCCCCAACTTATGGCAGTTATAACTAAACGTTTACGCCAACAGAAGATGCAGTCGTACCTAGGAGTAGTGCGTCTGTGTCAACAATTCCGTATTTAACAGCGCCGTGCCATCCGATATTGATGAATCTTCCTAACTTATCGTATGGGCCACTCATTACCATGGTTGGAACTTTTGATTCCACTTTTCCAAGGGCATTGAATCCCATGCAAAGAGTATGGTAAGAATCTACAGCAGAGTCGCCAGCGTCAGTGTTAACACTGATAAGGTTGTCTCTGATAATTCTAAAACCAGCAAGCATACCAACTTCATTGCGCAAGACTTCTTCAGGTCTAGCATACTTATTAATGTCAGACCATGAACCAGCTCCGGCAGAGTTGCGAAGATCATGAATAACATCGTCATGCATGATCGCAATGTACATTCCATTTTGCAAAGGAAGTACGTTAGTTCTTGAAAGCTTATTGTAAAGCTTGTTTAAAAAAGTAACCGTCATGATATCACCAGCAACCAAAGCGGCCTCACTGGCAACTGAACCTGGGAAAAATTCATTGCCACTTGCTTCGGCCGCTAAGATTGCCAGCTTGTCATAAGTGCGGCCTTGATTCATACCTACAAGTCTAGCGGCTGCACGATCAACCGTTCCACCTGTCTGAAGGCTAGCAAGAAGTGTGCGGGTAACCGAGTTACCGTGTTCTGCTGGTGTAAAAAGGATCTGACTATCTGACAATGCTTCTGAAGTGATGTCATCATCTTCATCTAGCGCAGTAGTCGCGAGAGCTAGTTGAGCATACTTAGGAAGTTGAATAGACTTAGCTCCGATATCTTTTTTGTAAGTCACGAATTGATCCATCACGCCCATCTCTGTGGCCGCGACGATAAATTGTTGGTCGAACTCTAATACTACCGAGTCGTCTACCTGTGCTGCTGCTGTCATGTTACTTGTAAATGCCATCTTGATCCTCCATGAATCATTGTTATTTTATTTAATATCTCTCTTAGCAAAATAATTATCAAGCTCAAGTTGCGTCTTGCAATTTTTAAGTTGGTCGGCATCCGAAGTAGTACCCCCACCAGGGGCATCTTGCGGTAGCTTTCCAGTTTTGAACTCAATTAACTCTGGGTGATTCTTGACGAACTCTTGGGCAACAGACTTGACCATCGATTCGTCAACCTGTCTTGTTTCTGGATTGAAAGAAATTTTATCTACATCAATGAAGCTGTAGTATTCACTTCTTTTAATCTTCCCCCCTAAGTGGTCAAGCACGGCCGAGAGTTTTCTTGAGTCAATTAAATTTTTCTCAAGCGCAGTCCTAGACTCTACAGCTTCCTTTAACTCTTGTTCACGTTGCAAAGCGATTTTCTGCCATTCACCTTGTTCTTTAAGCTTAGTCTCTTCGAATGATTTCTTCTCATCCTTGAGTTTCTTAAGCTCTTCTTCGGCGTTCTTGGCCCGCTCTTTGGCGTTTTTTTCCTGAGTTAAAGATTTCTGATAAGTCTCAAAGTCTACTTTTTCCGGAATCCCACTAGGATTCGAGCTTTCCCCACCAGGGTTAGAAGTAGTGTCAGTCATAAGTTTCCTCCGTGATATCGGTTGTTGTCAATTATTTCTAAAAAATGCAAGTAGTTCTGCTTTCACTCTTCTGGCGAACTCTTTTCTTTGTAATGGAGTAAGGCCAAAGAATAATCTACCGAGTTGCTCGGAGAATATCGCCACTTCGGTGTTGGTCAACTCGCTAGGAGTCCCATCTAGTTCAGTGGTTCTTTTTTTTCTAAAATCTATAATGATTTTGCTCCCGTCTGTTTTTGATTTTATAGAGTCTAACATTTGGCCTGTGGCCGTCAAGTTGGACTTATTCGGTTTAGTAAATTCTGAAAGATTTTTTTTATATCTCTTTCTCTTTTTCTTAGTTGAAGCTTTAAGCTCTTTTAATTTCTTGTTATCATCACCCTTACCAAGTCTTGTCCTTACCCTTATTCCGTTGGCGATGTCCTTGCCCACCTGCTCGAATTGTTTTGTTTCGGTGTAGGCCTTAACCAACCCTAGAAGTTTCTTACTTGTTACCTCTAATACTTCTTCTGGTTTTTTTGCCACTACTCATCGCCTAGTTCAAAAAATATCTTATCAACTATATCTTGAGAGACAACACCCGCCGCTTTAACTTCTTCTAGTCTGTCTAGTCTTGCTTGCTTATCGTCTAGCGGATAATTCTCTAAAATTTTATTAAGTTGATCTTTACCGATGCCTAGAAAATCTCTACTCTTTTTAGGGTTGGGACTTCCACCGTAGCTGCCCAGTATATTACCTTCTGCTCTTCCATTTATATCATCATCTTTCTCGAATCCTATGACTACCTTACCTGATGATTCTTTTAATAATTCCATTGAGGATAGCATCTCGCCACTAAGGGTTAAGTCTACTTTTTTACCCTTGCCCGATATTTTAAAATCTAGGCTTTTCATATAACTCTTGCTGTACCCAGGGAAACCCTCGCCATCCTTATCTTTCCCGCTCTTGGTTCTAGTAATAATGTGATCAATTATTTCAGCGGCGATTGCTTGACGCTCTTCCGGTTTATATCCCTTAGGGATAACAACCTCGAATTTTTGCTGCTTGCTCATTAGTTATTATTTCTACCAAATGGGAATGACTCTTTCGCTTCGTTAACTTGAAATACCTTAGGCTTGTTTTCTTCTAAGATATCTTCAATCTCTTGCTCGCTTAAGTCTGGATCATTCTTGGAGATAGCTTGTCTTAGAGTTATAAGTCCCATGTCTCTTTCCATTTTAATCTCTGCTAATTTATCTACGTTTGATTGCATAGGTCTAGGCGTTTCAAATACCGTCGTCACTTCCCAGTTTTCTGGAAGCACTTTTCTGTCTGCAATTTGTCCTGATTTTATCCAGTAGTTATTTATCTTCCCCATCTTGGACCAAAATTCTTTCTCATCTTCCTCGAACCATTCTATTGATTTAAGTTTAATATCGTAGACATCCATCTCATCGATGATCTTGGATATACCCGATGGATTCATACCGCCGCTTGAGCTTGAAGTGCTGCCCACTCTCACGCCTTTAGTTTCTAGCCAAAGAACAAATGTTTCCATAATAAAATTCTTGACCGCGTCGATAGACACTTCTGGTTTGATCGTACCTATAGACGGATCTTTATCAGAATCTTTGTCTGATTTAAGTGACCAGAAAGCGTTGGGACTCATTGTTAAGTTTTCAGCGTTGACATCGATGCCGAAGATAATCGCGAATGCCTGGAACAAAATTGCGCCCGACAAATCGGTAAGCATCACAGGAAACATTTTCGCCATCTGTAAAATGTCTTGGTCCTGGGTTGGTATAAGTTTATTAGTTGATCGGTTACCGTAGATAAACGGGATGCATCCAACAGGGTTAAGGCCTAAATTACTTTCAAGGGCCTCATGTACAGTGTCGCCGCCCGTAGTGAATGCGTCGAACTCTTCATTGCTGTAAGTATAAAGGATAATATCCCCGCGAGTGGTCTTGCCCACTATCTTGATAAACACTTCTTCCACGGTTGGATTTTCTTTGCTCGATGTCCATACTAAAAACCTATCGAATGGAATAGTTCTCATCTTAGGTTTACCGTCTATGACGTATGGTTCCCACGCAAAGCCTTTGAATAAATGTGAATATTCGTCAGCTATATTCCCATGCTTATTAAGTCTCATTGTCTCGGCGTAGAAGTTTACATCTTCTATCGTTGACTCATCTGTAGGCATTCTAAGCGGCGGCTTGTTATAGATAGTTGCAACCTTATTAATATATCTCTGTAAGATATTGATCGGTAAAACCCGCTCCTTTATTCTGTCATAATAATTACTATTGAGAGTGTCCTTGAGGATCTTCAACACCTTTGGCATTAAATCACCCTCGTAGATTTCCAACAATTCTTTATTGAAGTTTAAGTAGGCCGCTTCTGACTTAACGTAGTCAATGATTTTTTGTCTCTGTTCTTTTAATGCCATTTTATATCTCTATGGTTGAAGATTTTCTATTAAGGTATAAGCTGAACTCATAATCTATTAAATAATCTATTGTGTCGCTAAAGTGAGTCAAGTCTAAATCAGTCTTATCTTTCTCAAAAGTTGCTTTATTTTGCTGAACGTTTTTAATGTCTCTTATAGTCCGCTTGCACTTAGGGTGAAATAGTATTTCGCACTTATCTAATTTACCATTGACTAGTAATTGTCGCTCTCTGAATTTTGGGTTGGACCGTTTATACCTTATCTGCTCTTGCTTAAATCCATGACTCTCAAGTATTTGCACGTCAGACATACCCGACGTCTTTCTATTTTTGGCCGAGGCATCTAGTGTTAGTATGACTTTGTCCTTACTGAATCTAGATGATATCGCGCTTGCCATCTCACCAGTACCTGAGTTTCCTTGTAGGTATATCTCATCAAAAAAATGGAATGTTTTAGCATCATGTTTATGCGCCAGTGTCGCCGCCATGCGTCCAACGTTAAAATCCAAGTTGGCGTATATCAACGCATCGGGGTTGTAGGCCGCCTCATCGCTGACATTCTTCTCTGTCTTAAAAGCATAGTAAAAATAGTTACCACCTATCCTGATAATCTCACCAGAGGCGAATACCCTAAGCGCCTCACTATCCAGCATCGCCTCTAGGTGCGCTCGATAAGCATCATCTATAAATATATTTTCCCGAGTGTCAGCGTAGATAATGGCAAACGCATTGGGATTCTTTTCGTTTAAATCTTTTTGTAATGCTACAAAGTCCTCAAGCCATCCGAAAACATCCTCGGGCGTACCGGCCATAAACTTTTGTTTAAGCGGGACATTTTTGATTCTTATGCGCCTAAGAAATTCTTTAACTCTTTCATATTGGATAAGTGAATGTTCATTGATTCCACCCCAGCCAAGATTCGGACCAGCGATAGCGTTCTCTGCGGTGAAAACATAGAGAGGGGCGCTTGACCAAATGAACTTATAAGTTTTATCCATCTGGTTATATTGCCAGTGCTTACCCTGGACTAGTCCCATCTCTTCGGTTATCTGAATCATTAGTGGATGTATGTCTCTTTTAAAGCTAGAATAGTTGGGTACAAGTAACCCGCCTGCAATGCCTTTGTTGATCACAGAATATTTAATTAGTTTTTTAACAAGTACATGCGTCTTGCCGCTACCCAGGCCAGAAGAAAATAATATTGTTTCAGAATGATCATTCTCCCAACACTTCTTTTGACCTGGTAACTTGTCCCAGCCATCAAGATCAAGTTGGCGCATTGAATTTTTTTACAATTATGTTTATGCCGTCCTCGTCGCCGAGTAGGCCTGATAATTTTTCAGAGTAAACGCCGTTACTTCTAGTCTTGAGCCAAAATATTACCGCTGTTATGTCTATCTTTTTAGGGTCAATTAGTTTTCCATTGAACGTTAAGATCTCAGCTCCCATTGCTTTACTGATCAAGAGCTTTTCAAAAAGTGCCATGGATTGGGATGCACCGATCTCTTTGGCCTCTTCAAAGTCAGGATGCTTTTTAACCCAATTGAATAATGTTCGCCTTCCGACCTTTGCAATAACACCAAAGGATTCGAACGATAACCCTTGCGCCATATGCTTAATTAGAAGATCACAAAGCTCAACTTTATAGGGTGAATAGTAGCGGTCTTTTTTCTTTTTAATAAGGTGCATCCTTGCGTTGTCTACTTATCGGATTATAGCTTGATTCTTTAACCCTGTGTAGTTTTGTCCGGTCTTGGGCCTCTATTGTCCATAATCATTTCACAGCCGATTTTGTTAGCATAAACTTTTTCAATCATTATTGTTTTAACGGCCTTGCTATTATTAAGCTTAGATATCTTCTCGAAGCGGCCTACAATTTTAAAACCTTTTATGTCTAGGTTATATTCTGAAATAAATAAAGGCTTATCCTGTACCTCACACCAGGAGTAAAACTTTTTATGATCTAGTCTTTGTTTATAAAGCGAAGTGCCTAGATAAGGAGGATCGCAGTAAATAATTGAGCTAGGCTTTATATCTACGCTTTCATAAGAGAGAGAAGTTGATTCTAGTTTTATTAGTCGCTCTAGTTTCTCTAGTCGCTGTAGTCGCTGTAGTCGCTGTAGTTGCTCTAGTTTCTCTAGTCGCTCTATTCGCTCTAGTTGCTGTAGTCGCTCTAGTTGCTGTTTTTTCATTTTTCTACTAATGAAAATCCTTCTCTTGTATATAGTGTCCAAAAACTTCATCGGCTTGCTTATGCCCAGGTGCCCTGCCACAGTCTTGTCAATTATATTAAAGACTGCAAAATTGTGCATTGATCTTTTATAATCTTCTATGTCTTCTCCAAAGAGGTAACATCTTTGGTTATTTCCAAAGCTCCATATGCACTTGACATAGCCGTCATTGTCTTTTCTTGCATGAAAATCTTCTCTACTTATCCATTCAGGTAAAAACTTATTATAATTGTAATCGCCATTAATGGCCTTATTGACCAGCTCTACGACATCACTTTGAATTTCATTGTAGAAAACATTTTTCCACTTCTTGGAGGCAATCGCGCAATGAGAAATAGCGAATCCCCCCCCAAACAAATCATAGATATTATCTTCTCTTGGAAGCAGAGATATTACACTTTCAGCAATAGAAGATTTTGACCCCATGTAAGGGATCCCATATTGACTCAAACTAATACACCACTTTGCACTTAATTTCTCTTGTCTTAAATTCATCAAGGAAGTCAGAACGTTCTAGTTCATCCTTGCACTCAATAGTTATTAGATATTCCTTATCGTCCGATGACAGGTCAAGCTCTTCTTCTTCGGCCTCTAAAATTGGCCCTATCAAAAATTCTTGGTTAGTAAATCCTAAGTCGAGCAGCTCTCCGATCTCGAAAGTCTCTGTCAATAGCTCAAAATCAAATTCACCGGCTATGTTTTTATTCAGTCTGACATTTAGTCGCTCGAACTCTTTCAAAGTTAACGCTCTGTCAGGGATAGAACACGGAACAAGGTTGATATTTTTCTTTTTAAGAACAACCTTGCGCCCATGGCCACCACATATCCAAAGCTCTTGTCCTTTGCCTTCGACCTGGGCAACGGTCAAGGTCGTGGCGACGCCAAACTCTTCAATTGATTTCTCTAAATCTGCTAGGCCCTTCTCTGTAAGCTTTCTCGGATTCGCTGGCCACTCGTGAATGGCATCTATGTTTAGATCAATACTTTTCCACTTTAAATTAGCCATGACTCTCCAAATTTAAAATGCCCTCTTTCAAGGGCACTTAATTACTTCTTAACTTTCTTAGCTGGTTTTTTGCTCATGACTTTTTTCTTTGCCATAAAATCCCTTGGTAAATGTTTAAGTTGAATCATCCATCAATGGATATTACCGGTCAAGTTTCTTGGTCAATAAAAATGTAATTTAATTTCATGTAAGGAATTTCTGTCTCAACCTTCCTGGCGGTAAGCGCGATTACGTAGCAATCGTCCATCTCGTTATTGCCCGCCGCTGCTATCTGAAAGAACATGTCTTGAATAGGCTTGATAAAATTGTCCAAATCACCGGCCTTTTTATTGAGCTTCCCTTTGCGTTTACCGGTTGTGCAATACAGTTTCGCAAGTCCGAACTCGTACTCTGCAACTATAAATTCCTTGTCAGTCCTAAACTGTTTGGCAAAAAACTTAATCGCCTCTGATTGACGATTAAGCTCCCTGTAAACTAGTTCCGCCCATTCTTTATATTTTTGAGTTTTATATCGGATGCCGCGAGAGGTTGATCGTTCTGTGTTGTTGAGACCTATCGGCCCAACGTTTATTTTGATTGAAATATTCATGAGCGAATTAGAACAGCGCTTATTTTAAGTGTCTAGTTTTTTTTCTGGATAAGCTTATCTAGCAATTCCCTTAAAGCTTTACTCATGACAGGGTCAAGCTTTTTTAAATAATCGACATGTTTCTTGGAGAGTTTAAAGCCGTAATTTTTCAGATGCTCTTTGCCATAGATAAAAGGTCTGCCTAATTTATTTTTTTTCATTATTTTTTCCCTTGCTTATTGTTACTTAATAAAAATATTATAATTTCATTATCTGAGAGGTACTGCATAAGCTCTTTTTCCGTATTAAACCCTTGGGGTTGTAGGCCACAGTCTTTCACAAGCCAAAAATGGCTTATCACAAGCCAAAAAAGGCTTGTAGTAAAGTCAAGGTCCTTGCCTTTATCCTCGTCATCCCACCCTAATTGTTCGGCGATAAGTTCTTCTCGCGTGAAAATGTATAATCCGTTGCCCAGATCTTTCATTTTATTTTTCCTTGTTGGTTGGTTTTGCCAGAAATATAGATATTATTAAAAAATTCTAGCTTGCCCGTAAACTAGGGCCTCATCACAAATCCTAGCTTGGCCGTAAATTAGGGCCTGACCAAAAACTTTAGCCTGACCAAAAACTTGAGCCTTCCCGTAAACTTGGGCCTTCCCGTAAACTTGGGCCTCGCCGTAAACTTGGGCCTCGCCGTAAACTTGGGCCTCGCCGTAAACTTGGGCATCTTCAGAAATTAAGGCCTGATTGTAAACCTGGGCATCATCCAAAACCATGCATGTACCTTCTTGGCTTAAATTATTTTCTGATTCTAAATATCCACCTAAGGATTTATTAGCGTATTCAATTCTATACAAAGTCACTCCATCTACTTTAATACTTAGGTCTTTTCTCAGTGTGTACTTTCTCATTTTTTACTCCCTTGGTTATTGTTACTTACCTTAAAGATGATCTGGAAGGTACTGCATAAGCTCTTCTAGTGTATCAAAGCCTTCCGGCTCTAGGCCACAATCCGTCGCAAGCCAAAAAAGGCTTGTAGTAAAGTCAAGGTCCTTGCCTTTATCCTCGTCATCCCACTCTGCTTGCTCGTCAATTATTTCTTCTTGCGTGAAAAGGTAAAAGCCGGTGCCTAAATTTTTCATTTTTTTCTCCCTGGTGTTTTGCTGCAATCTTAGATTAAGTATAACACAATGGACTAATTGCGTCAAGTACCACGTAACCCAGTGGGTATAGGGCTTAAGGCCTTAATTTAGGGGTTTTAAATAAACGTAGATCTCTGTCGGCTTTGTTTTGCCCTCTTTTCTCAAGATGGCAATATTCTCTTGTTTTATTAAATGGGCGATAATGCCCTTGTCTTTGTTATGTAGCTGATCGCGGTTAAGCCTAAAACGATCCGAGGCCTTCTTAGATAATTCAGCTCTTCTGACACCCTCAGGACCTGCATCCTCAATAACCTTAAGTATTTTAATGACATCCCCTTGGAATTTAGTTTGTGGCGAGTTTCTGGCCATTTCACGAGCTTCCTCAGCGCCCACTCTTCTCATCAATTCATTCCTCAGCTCTTCTTGTGTAAAATATTTCAATAGTTTTAATAAGCGCTTTTCTTCATCAATCATGTTTACCCCTTTGGGCTTTCGTTACTCTTCTTGCCCAGGCATAACGCGGTAGACTAATTGAGTCAAGCGTTATAACCCATTGCGGTAACAATTACTATAGCTTCGCATACGCCAATTGGTACCCTGGATAAATATATTCTAAAAATGGCCAATTTATTAGATTTCTATCTCATGCATCTCCCACATAAGGCTGGATATATTTATAAGGCCATAATTTATTACCCCCCCCTCTACGCAGCGCGCCTAAGAGTGTATGTGTATGTT